GGTGCGTCATCCATATTAAATTTAGTCAACCCATGTAATGATCCATTAGAACCTTTCCCAACAACTACACCAGAAATGTCATAAGAGTCACACCCAAAAGAGCCAAGATGTTCATTGCCTGGTCTTTTTTGTCCACCTCTTTCAATAACATTATTTTGAAGCGAAGCCTTTGGAATGTAAGTTACAAAAAATCTTCCTCTTTTATTTGGGCTCCATATTACCTTAGAATCTTTTATACCATCTTTCCAATGAAACCCTCCTTGGGTTACATGATGTTGCATAATTAAAGAATCGTTGTAATCTATTTGTTGATATATTTTTGTTAAATTAAATAGTGATTGTTTGCTTTCATCTCTAAATGCATGTGACTCTGATCTAGGAAATTGTCTATAAAATTCATTTAAAGCATCTGGATCACTCTTCAAAGACTCTACCTCATTTTCCCAATAATCAATAGCACCTTGTGTTATCATTTCACCATCTATTCCTTTAATAGGTTTAACTGGGTTTTTAAACACAGGCATTCCATACACATCTATAAACCCTTCCATATTCCATTCCATAGGAACAAATAAATTATATAAACCACTTTTTGTTTGCCCATTTGAATTTCTATTTATACACTCAGAGTCTTCAAACAAAGATTTAAAATTTTTTCCTCCTTTATCTAGTGCATTAGAAGTAGAACCCATCATGCACTTTCCAATAACTTTACTTCCTAATCGTAAACAAGTTTTTGTAACCCTCCAGTTATTTAATATATTTTCTGGGCGTTCCCATTTTCCACTTTCATCATGTAATAAAAGTTGTAACTTTTCACCATCATAACTGTTGTCCGAAGTATTCTTCCAGTCAATTGTTGTATCTAATCCTTCAAGCTCTTGCTCATCAACTAAATACATATTTTTTTTTGTAATCTTAGAAGCAGGAACTCTATATGCTAATTCTGTTTTTGGTTTATCCATACCATCTTGTATGGGTTTAAAAAAGAAAGGATAGTTATTAGATATAGGAACAATTTTATCAGTAAACATTTTTTTTGCATCTGCACCAGTTTTAGATAATATCCCTATTCTAGAATCTTTAGTAATTGTTGCAGTGTTAACACCCTCACATGAACTCATAAATGAAAACCCAGAACGTCTTATTTTTAAATAACACATCCCAAAACTTCTTTTGTCAGCTTTACAGGCTTCCCAAAAAATATAAAACAAACGATTAGCTTCTCTAAAATCTGGATGACCAACATCAATTTTAGTCCATTGTAAATACATGTAGTGTGTGCCTGTGATATATGTAGGCATTCCATTATTCATAAACCAATCCCCCTCATCTCTTTTATCAAACTCTTTTTCGATATACTCAACCCATTTATTTTTAAATTGAGGTGGTGTATCGTGCCATTGAAATATAGATTGTATTTTTTTTAAGTCTTTAGGTAAAATATGTGGCTCCCAGTATTGTTCTGAATTTTTTTTACTCTTCGCGTACACGCGCGCGGGAGGCTTTGGTAAGGCTATATTTAAGCCATTTATATTTATTATTTCTTCTATTTGACCAGTTTTAGAAATAACAACAAAATTATATTTTTCATTATAACCATATAACCATGTACGAGCTCTATTTTTAGTGGCCATAACATTGTTAGGCACTATTTTATATAGTTTTTTAAATAAGCTATTTTGATCTTGATTCTGCAAATCCCTTTGGTGTATTATTTTTAACTATATCATTCCCATCTATTAATTGCTTTTCATCTTCAATTCTTTTTAATATCTCGAATGCATCAAAGATAGCAAGTTTTTTTGTAGCTGCTGCATTTTTCAATCTGTCAGCCGCTAACTCATCATCTTTATCGTATTTAATAATATCTTCTTTTGCTACTTTAATTAATTGTATAACTGCTTTTTCACCAGCTTTTATTATTTCTTCTTTTATTTTTTTTATATCCATTATAAAGCAAGTGTTATGTTATTTGTAAACATACGATATAATTTTTCACTATCAACATAAAACTCATATTCACTGTCTGGAGTAAAGCATACTTCATCTCCCTCATTAATTCCTAATTGTTCTAATTGTTTATTTGTGTATTTTATTACACCATGTAAGGGCTCTTCATTAGTATTTAAACCTTTAAGGTAATAATCTTTTTTTGGAATAGGTTTTACAAAACAATATTTATCATGACCATGCCATTTACCTTTTTTGTTGTATAAAAAAAACTGATCATTGTCAATAAAGAATAAATCATCTTTAAAAAAACTTTTACCACTTTTTTCTCTACCCTTCATGTCAAAATAAAATTTAAAAACATTGTGATGAACTAATAAAATATCACCTTTTTCAATGTCTCCAGAATAATTCAATGGTGTAGAAACAACTTCAGCTTGTCGGTTAGATGTTTTGTGGTCTTCTTTTGAAACACTAGTTATAAAATCAATGTCACCTATTTTTTTTATATTATCATACCTTCTCCCATTTACAGGTCGAACAATAAAAGAATGTGGGGACTGCATTAAAAATTTAAATTATATTCAACAGAAATAGGCATTGTTGTTTTAAATTCTTTCCACATAATTAATTCTTGATTTTTTTCAATCCATATTTTAAATGAATTAGAATTTGCATCNTGTTGAATTAAATGAATAATATATGAACCCCCTAAAACATTCTGCCCTACAATATAATGCATTGCACCAGACTTGTAATCTGCTCCTATGGAAATCTTACGAATGTCCATTTGTCTAGAAAGTTGAATTTAACTTTAATTTTCTGTAAGAAATATTAACATATAAAGTTCCATTACCTTGTGTAGGGTTGCTACCAGTATTAGACAAAACCACCGAAGTATTAGTTGGTAACTGATTTGTGCCTCCAGTATAAATTACTTCGACAACATCTGTTGAAGAATTGATAGTGGTTAGTGGAATGTCATTGAGTGATACTGATCCCATATCAAAACTAGGAGTGTCTGTTGCAAAATCATACACTGTTGAGCCTGGATCCATAAAAACAACAATTCTTTGTATGTCATATACATATGCAGAACCTGGTGCAGGAAGTATTTCAAAATCTTGAGTTGCTAAAACACTTAAGTAAAGTGGTGAAACTGTTATAGACTGAGAAATTACATCAACATTATAAAGTTGTTGTAAAGACTCTAGTGTACAAGTTTTAGTAGCTAAGTCATCATTAGCATCAGTCAAAACAAAGTAATCTGATAATACAGGATTAATATTTGGATAAACGCTAGTGTTACTTATTCTTGCCATTTTTTATTCTTNTACAGTTTGTGCCTCTTCTANGTTTTCTTTTATTTCTCCAGTTGCTAAATCTATNGAAACATCTTTTCCGTAAGCCTCCATTAGATTTTTTTCATCAACTTTAAATGCAGATCTTAAATCTTTCATTTGTAACATTAATGCTTCTTGTTGAAGTAACGAGTCTGCGAGTGCTAGTTTAGTTTTTGTAAACTCAGCATTCATGCCTTGAAGTCTTTTTAATTCTTCTTCTGTAATTTTTTTTGCCATTGTATTTAATTTAATTTAAGTTATAAAAAACAAATATAGTAAAATAATATTATTCTTCAATAGGTGGTTTTTGCCAAGAAAAATATAAGTCTTCATTTACTGGATGAATTTGAGAGTCTATATTTTCATCTAAAGATTTTTTCATAGCATCAACATCAATTGCTGTTTCTAGCCATCCAATAACTACATTTTCAAATGCTTCTGTGTTTTTATATGGAACAAAAGGATCACCTTTCACATAAACAAACCCTTGTGCTCCTACACTAGAAGCTGAATAATGAGCACCGCCAGCAGGCATTTCTACACTTGAGAGCGCAGTATAAGACCAATGCACAGTGTATATTACATTGTTTTCACCATCAGATTTGATGTGTGCATTCATTTGATTAATTGTCCAAGAATATGTGTTTGCCATAATATTATATTTTACACAAATATAACTAAATTATTTACTAATTATACACAAAGCTATATACCTATCCTTTGTTGATTCATTTTTGTATCCATGCTTGAAGTCCCAATTATTTAAATACATAATACCATCTGAAACAAATGTAGGCGCTTGTTTTAATTTTACATCTTGAACATCATAAAATTCTGTAGATGTACCACTATCAATTAAATTTATAATAATAACACCCAACATATTTTCATTATCAAAATGAGGTATTAATTCAAAATTAGGTAAGTTTTTTTGTATCTCCACATAAATTTTATAAGGCTCTGTTATTTTAGTATCAATCACATTAGTATCAAAACATGCGGTCATTTGTTTTATTGCATCATCATCGGTACAATAAAATCTTCCTGTATCTTTTTCTTCGTAACTCAGATTTTCATAATCTAAAACAGGCAACGGGTTTATGGATGCATCCCACAAATCTAAACCGTTTATATACTGTGTATTACTTATAACTAAACTCATATTAATTGTTTTCTAATTCTTTAATTCTAGCTTCTAATTCTTGAATTGATTTTATCAATACAGGAACTAACTTACTGTAATCTACAGCTTGTAATTTTTCTTTGTCTTTCTCACCTACAACAGCTTGCGGAACTACTTCTTGAAGCTCGTGTGCAACAACACCATACATCCTATTATCACTTTCTTTCCATTTAAAATCATACACTTGAATTTGTTTTAACAAACTCATGCCATCAAAAGATTTTAAATCTTCTTTTAATCTGTAATCTGATGTATTGGCATAAAATATATCAGTACCGTTTGTTGTTATATATCCAACTTGTGTTGTTTGATAATAAAAATCAAAAAATGAAGGTGAAGTATTATTTAATCTGTATCTAGAACATCCAGATGTTCCATCTGTGCCTGTATAAGCATTAAAGAAATTATAAGAACTAGTGCCATTTGCTATGGTAAGCCAACCTGTACTTGATCCAAAGCCATAACTAGTGTTTGTTTGATTTATATTAATTCTACCTTGATTACTAATTATTAAAGGCATTCTATTATTACTAGTATCCCTAATATACACTGCACCAATTTCTCTTCCAGTAACTGGAATACCATCTGTTGACTTTACATTAAAACAGTAAGCACCTGAATATAATCCACTACCATTATCCATGTAGCCTAATTTAAACTGAGCCTGTCCATGATTCCAATAACTAGGTGTAGCATTAGCATTAAATAATCCATCAGGTGTATAAGCTGTGTTTATTCCAGACTCTAAATATAATCTTGTACCGCCACCCGTTTTTATTTCCATAAAATCACCAAAGTGAGTGTACTGAATTTGTCCTCTGTCCTTAGAGTCCGAATCACCAAAGTACAATGAGGATGTTGCACTATTAATATTAGATACTATTGCTATTTTTGGATTTGATGAACCTCCTATTTCTAAATTGTAACTAGGCTGAGTTACTCCTATTCCTACGTTTCCTCCATGTATAATTCTCATTGCCTCTACCGCAGAAACTTGAAAAGCCAAAGCGTTAACAGGGGAACCAAAATATGCATTACCTATACCAATAATAGCAGCGTTGTCATTATTATTCCATCCTAAAAATTTTATTCTTTCTTCAAAAGTACCGCTAGTTGCAGTTGCATTGTTTTGAATTATTAAATGATTTGCATTATTAACAGAATCAATTCTAACATTACCACCACTAACATGAAGCTTTTCTGAAAGCGAAGTCGTCCCAATCCCAACGTTGCCGCCAGTAAAATATGAATCACCAGCCGCGTTTAATCTTACTTTAACCGCAGCACCTCCATCATAAATATAAACGTTTGCTGCATCTGCAGCTCCGCCTACAACAACTTGAAATCTGTTCTCATAAGAATCTACTGTGGTTGTTCGTACTAAGAAATTTCCCGCTACCGTTAAAGGTGTAGCAGGCGCAGTCGTCCCGATCCCAACTTTACCTGTATCTTCAATAAGCATTAAACTAGAACCACTCCCGTCTTTAAATTGAAAATTTCTACTTGATTGGTTATTATCTGAATCTATGGTTATAGCCCCGGATTCTCTAAAATTAATTTCAGCAAAATCTCCTATTAAAAAATTTATTGCAGATCCATATAATCCAATGTTACCATTATTTTCTACATGAGCTTTTTCACTACCTGCCTCGTTATAAACAACAAAACTTTTAGTGGTTGTTGCACCTAAATATCCTTCAATTGTATTAGCTATTTTTAGTTCAATTAATGCTGTGCCAGGAGCATTTCTATTAAGACTTAAGATAGTTCCAGATCCTGAAAAAGTTGCAGTTGTTCCTGTTATACTTCCTGAAAAAGTTGAGTTTCCAGAACTGTCTATTGTTAATCTTGGCGTATCTGCAGTTTTAATAGCAAATGAATGTGAGGTACTTGTACCAATAGACATGTCTGTAGTAGCATCATTATAACTCCAGTCACCACCTACTGCTCCACCACTTCTTTTTGCTTCATATAATTTAACATTACCATTAGCTGCATATGCTCCTTCAGAACTTACAACAGTTGCTCCCGCTACTGTTCCAACAAAACTTGCTGTACCACCTGTTATTACTACAGAACCATTAAATTGAGTAGCGGTTACCGAACCTGCAAATGTCGCATTACCAGCATCTGTTAGTTTTAAGCAATACACTCCATTTTCATTATATATATACATCCCAGCAGCAGTACTATCTGCACCTATTTGCCAACCATTAGTTCCTGTGTAATTAGACCAATGAAGAGCTGTTGATGTTGTAGATGTAAATCTTGTAGATTTTGTGGTAGCGGTAAAAGTTGCAATACCATTAGATCCATCTATTGTTAACCTCGTTGTTTGACCTGCTCCAGTTGCACCTGTATCAAATGTTAAATCACCACCATCTAATAACCTTATAACCCCAACACCATTAGTACCACTGTTTCTTTGTAATGCAAAATATGGTTCTGTATTATCCGTTGTTCTAATTATTAATCCTGTAGAGCCCGTTTTTGATAAAGTTACATCTCCCGCAAATGTTGCAGATGTACCTGTTATAGCTCCAGTTGAGCCATCAATTATTTGAGTAAAATTATTAACAGCTCCGTATGCTAAACCAGCAGCTAAAATATATTGACCAGATTGTAAAGTACCAGCTAATGTACTTGATCCAGAAACTCTAAGATAGGTTGCTCCAGAAACCCCAGTAATCATTTCATAATCACCAAACCCCATTATACGAGCAGTAGTGTTAGTACCATTTCCCACATATAATACACCTGATGAAACTCTTAAATTACCACCTGATGTTATAGCACCAGTTGTTATTAATGTGCTATCTATAGTTTGATTGCTTAAAAATTTTATAGCCATTAGTTTATTTGTTTTTTAAGTTCTTCTACTTCTGCTTTTAATTCTTGTATAGCTTTTAATAAAACAGGGATTGTTTCGGTATATTTCATACCTAACATATCTTTTTCATCTTTATCTACTATGGCTGGAAAATCATCCACCC